AAGTAGTCGCTGGTGTCATACTGAATGACATTACTCATAATTCCGTTAAGGAATAAGAATATAAAGCGTTGCTCCGCTACGCTCTGTATTACAAATCCTACACGAATACGCTCATTCTGCTTGAACTTGGTGCTTACCTTCTTTTTGAGTGCAGATTGCATATAGCACTCTTGGGCGTTGATAGCGAAACCAACAACACCCTGCAAGCAACTAATAAGAACTGCATCTTGGTCGTAGCAGTTGCTACTACTGAACTCAATCTCTATGGTCTTACCCGTGTTTTTGCAGTCCGAGGCAAACGGCATATATGGTATATGTACCTGTGCACCCTTTGCGAGGTGTAACGACACCAGTCCGTTGTCGTCGGGTTTCCATCCGCTTTGGTCGTCAAAACCGCAGTTGATAAACTCCGCCTTAACAAGATTGCCAGCCTCGTCAGTGAAACTCCAATCATCTTTGTTTGTCGCCGCATTACTTCTACCCGATGAACTCAAATAGAGTGCGAGGGCATCACTCTCGGCGTTGATTTGTGTTTCTGCCTCAGTTACGGTAACAATAAGGTCGCGCCTTGCAACACCGCAACGGATAGAGAAGGTGTATTCGTCAGCTGCCTTTGCTCGGAAACTCCAAGTTTGGCGACTGCGGTCAATCTCCATCGAGGTGTTTAACACATCATTGATGTAGATTTCAACAGCCGATGTTACACTATTAGGGTCATACACTGCAAATGGAATAGTGATAGTTTTGTACTGCTCCACTTTCTTTGCATTCCACTCGGTAGCAATAAGAATAGTGCTATTGCCACTTTGTGTAACCATAAGGTCGAAGTATAGCACATTTGATGTCAGCATTACTCCGTCCGAAATCTCTCGCTCGGCATATACTTCAAGGCTGTGTGCACCGTGCGACAATGCGTTGGTGTCGATTGTTTTAACGCTTGTTGCTCCCGAAGATGTGATTGTTTCGGTGTCCAGTGGTGCGCCATCCAACAAAAAGTTCACTACTTTCGTTCCGCTACCAGTTACCACATAGCGGAATGGGATAGCGGTGCCTTTCTCAGTGATAGTCGCCAGCGAGTAACTTGATGTGATATTCAATGTTACCACCGTCAGTTTGATGTACGCTGATTGTGCGATAATACCATCGTCAGCGGTTATCTTTACACGCACAGAGTTTGTTCCAACACTTAACCAACTGCCAACATCAAAAGAGTTGATGCCCTGAATAATATCTTTGCTCTCTACACTTGAACCATTAACAATAAGTTCAGCACGACCACCATACTGGGTATCTACATTGGTGTTGATATTGTAGTGTCGCCAAGTAAATTCTACCGCATAGGGGTCATTCTCTTTGAGAGTGCCCGACATACCGCTGTCAATTACCAATTCGATAGCAGTAGGGTTGGTGTTACCACCACCGCCTTCGGGGAGTGTTACAGAACTCATAATCTCACCCTCTGCGTCTGTTAGCGACAACTGGCGTGTTGAGGCATCTACGACCAAACCTGCGGCAAGACCTTTCTGAATGTTCTCAAACTCCTCTGTTACCGTTTGGTTAGCAATGGGATTTTGGCTCTCCTTGTCGAGTTGCTTATCTACGGTTACTTCGTATTCAAGTTCTACCGTACCTTCTCTATTAGGAGCAATTGGGTCGCTACCATTAAATGAGATTGCCTGTATTTCGGGGAACCAACAGGTTTCATCCGCCCAATCCTCAATCTTCGTTCCTACGAATTGCCAAGTCTGCCACTTGTTAGCGGCACTCATAAAGGTAATCTTACGACCTGATGTGCGCAATTCTTCGGGGATAGCCATTGCCGCAGTGCCTCGGTTGTAGTATCCCTCTGCCTTTGGCGCAATCTCGTTTACATTGACGATATTACCAGTTACGGCACCACCGCCATTACCGAAGTTTTTCCAGTTAGCGACATCGGAAATCTCTCCACCTTGATACTGCTTGCTCTCCCAGCCTCCCGAAGTTAGGTAAGTAAGGATAACGCCTCTTGCATTTTCATACCCCTGTAAAACAGCGGCTATTGTGTAATGGTTGCCAATAACAGAGTGGTTGAGAACGGCGGATAAATCCTCAAATACAATATCTTCATTTAGAAATTGGTTTACATTAAATATCCGACTATTGAGTCGTTCGGTAATTTTGCTTTGAAAATTGGTAAAATCTTTCTTTAATTGACTACCTTCTGTGCCAGGAAATGCCTGACCTGCGTTTGAGCCTAATTTTGTATTTAATGAGTTAAGATTATTAATCCCATTGTACATATAGATTTCATCCATACCGCTAACCATATATACATAAATTTTATCTTTATATGGTTTACCATCGGTATCGGCAAAATAACTTCTACCATTCCAATCGTGATAGTATATATCAGTACCAAAGGGATGAAGAAGAAATCTATTGTTGGTTGTATCGTATAATACTTCTCTACTATCATCTTCTAATGGTACAGGTACTATAAGTGTATCTGGTGCTACGATTGTTTCCACTTCATCAGCAATAAATCCCGAAAACCTCACCGTACGGTGCGCTATCTCCTCGTCTTTATTCAATCCGATAGTGGCAGCATTCTCGTTAGCGGAGGATTGTGCTGTTTGCGCCTCTTGCAAAGCCTCCTTAATACGAGTATCGTATGAGGTGAGGTCGAAGTTGCCAGCACCTCCACTCTCGCCTGTGGCTGTCCATACACCAGCCGTTACACAACGATACAATGGTGCAGGGATAGTATTACCAACCGCTGCCCATTGACCTACTTCGGGGTTTGGAATTGCAGTCTGCAATGCCTCCAAAGACTCAAACAGACCGCAGTTAGGCTGTTTGATACCTTTGGCTCGCAACATACCATCTATATCAAGGTCGCCTTTTACTCTTGCATCGCCCTCAATAGTAGCATCTTTCCCGATATGTAGATTTTTGTGAATATCAACATCGCCCTCAAAGGTTTTATTCTCCTTTGTGGTCGTTTCGGTAATGGTTGCAGCGTTTTCCCAAATTCGGTCATATTTATTCCAGCGATACTTCACACTCCCGATGGTAAGGTAGTCGCCCTCCTTGCCACCTTCGGGGTATCTCGCCCATACAGCATCAATACTGCTGAATGAACCTAAATTATTCAAGTCGCTCATTTCTGTAATTCATTACTGATGTTTAACAAAATAGTTGCTAAATCCGCCTGCCCAATAGTTAGGGCTACGAGGTACGCCGTATAGTACACTATGGCAGGTTTTAACTTATGACATAGTTCTATGTTGCCATCCTCGATTTTAGGGATTGGGATATATCTTGCTCTCTTAACATATACCTTATCGCCAGCAGCACAAGAATAAAATTCGAGTACTTGCCCGATAGGTCTTGTTACAATGGCTATGACAGGTTTCTGCGGACAACCACGAGCACCGGGAAAGCGGCTCTGTTGTCTTGCATATAATGGGTCGTCTTCTGTGATGGCAATAGAAACAGCCCTGTCCCAATCACTCATCTGAAAACTTACAAGGCGCATAAAATCATCGGGGAGATGAATATACCCTCCGCCTAATCCGACACGCTCATTCCACCCCACGCTATGCTCTATATCCTTGCCTCCCTCCAATAAGTGGAGAGGGGCACTGCTCTCAACAATACGGGCGGCATCGGCGATTTTACTCTCAATGAGTTCGTCCAAAGAGAGTGTGTCGATGTCGCCCGTGTCAAGTAGTTGAGTGCTGGTCATATTTTGGTCGAGAGCAATACGAATATCTTTCATTATTTCTCTTACCTCATATACCATAGCAATCAGTATTAGATACCCACGAACTCAATTCCATTATCGGCAGCTGCCTCCTCAATTGCTTTCTTGCTACGCAACTTGGTACGGCTAATGCCAAACTTCTCACTCAGATAATCTTTTGCATCGTCCAAGCAAGTGATGGTAATCTTTGTAACATTACCCTCTGCCTCGGTGGTGTTATCCTCCTCGGCATTAGAGTCGTCCATATCACTCTCCGTAGGATTGATAGGAGTGTTGTCGTCCGCCTTCTTGTCCTCGGCATTGTTGTCCTCGGTAGGGTTAGGGGGCGTAGCAGGCTTTGTGGTAGCCTCTACTTTCACAGGTGTAGCAGCCTTTGCCTTCTTGACAGCGGTCTGTTCTGTAAAAGTCTTATCCTCCTTAAAGAGTTTGCCGAATTTGTGGTGCTTTTCAAGAGCCTGTTGCAGGTTCTCGTCATCTGTGTAAAAGACACTACCACCACCAGTCAGCGCAGAGAATGTGATGTGCGCGCTTGCCTTATCGGAAACTCTTACCGAGAGGCTGATGTGCGATTTTGCGATGTATTTTTTCTTTGCCATATTATTGGTATTTTTAATTTGTTCTATAAAAATGGGGGCAGGCGTTTTGCCCGCCCCCTACGGATAACCTATGAACATCACATCAAAAGGAGGTGTGTGAAAAGGTGCAATGCTCAATAGGAATAGGTGGTCTGTTATCCGATTATGCTGCCTTGGCGAGTCGCATACGAGCGTGTGCCTTTGCGTAGCGGAGGTACAAGCAAGCAACCTCCTGAATAACTACGGCATCGGTATTGCGTACACCTGCCTTCTTCAAATCGAGGATATTACGGCTCCACGAGAGGTGTGTCTTCTTGGTAAGATACTCAGGGTCCATTGCGAAACCGCAATCAGACATTCCATTAGCATCGAACAACTCGTGGTGGATAGTAAGAACCTCGCCAAAGTCGGTATCCCAGCTCTTGAACTTCAAGTTCCAAACCTCTACGGTGTCCTTCAAGCGGAATTTCTCAGACTTAATCTTCGAGAATGCCGAGAGCATATCCGAACCACAGAACATAATCTTGCGCTTATTACCGATACCCGTACCAACAAAGAGGTCTTTGGTAATATCAACAAGGTTCTCGTCCGAGATAACGGCACACTTCTTCTCTGCATCCCAGTCGCCAACCTCGATGTCCTTACCAGCCATATACCAAATACCGCCAGTGAACCAAGTTGCCATACCATTCTTTGTGGTGTGGTAAATCTTATTCTTCACTCCAAACAAGTAGGTGTTCTCCTGCGAGAGTCGCATATCGTAGATGCCGTCCTCCTCAATATCGCTGAACGACCAATCAACCTCTTTTGCGGCAATCTTGTCGAAAGTGGACTGCTCAACCTGAATCATAAAGTTTTGGCAGTACTGGATTTCAGCGGTAGGAATGTTATTAAAACGACCAGTCTGTACATCCAACTCACCGCACGCCTTACCCATACGCACCAATGTGGTACCAGCAGGGATAGCAGGGAGCCAAATAGCCTGTTTCTTGCTGTCCAAGTTGCCATTTACAGCATAGACAGTAGGCATTGAGGTGCTGTCGTTTCGTCCGCATACACACAATACGAGGTCAGGAGCATTCTCATCATCTGCATCGTAAGCGTTGCCCTTCTCGTCATACTTACCCTTAACACCTACAACACGAATGGTATCATCAAGCGTGAACATATTAGGGTCATCGACCTCCAATGCAACACTTGCGCCCGATGCCTGTGCGGAAATATCGCCAGTGGTCTTGCACGAAATAGGACGGGTACCCACGCTGTAATACTTAACCTCGAAAGAGTCGCTATGTTGCGCCTTTGCGTGTCGGCTAATCTGGTCGACAGGCGTTGCCATAGGTCTAATCTTGGTAATGCGCTGGTCAATGTCCTTTGTGTAAAATTCGGGGTCGCCGTTCTCACGACCAGCCGACTCGGTTGCGATACCATCGTTGCCTGCACCATCGCCAACACTTGCGCCAGCGGCGGTCTTACCAGCATCAGGCAGTTCAGAGGCGTTAGCCATCATCACACCCGAAGTTGCTCCAAATACAATTGCAAGGAGCGTGAGCATTAAGCCCAACATCTTAAAAGATGCATTCTTCAACTTCTTCATAGTTTACTCTTTTTTTTGGTTTGACTTTATGTTAATTGCTTGCTTTAATGCGCTTCTCGTTACCACGCTCCCAAATAGTCTTGTTGTTGTCGCCCAACTGGTCAAGAACACCGAGGGAAGGTGCGCTTTGATGTTTAGGCTTACTGCTCTTGCCGTCAAGCGATGCAGTGCCATCTCCGCTTTTCTTCTTGCGCAGTTTCTCCTCAATCTTGGTGTTGCGTCCCTTAACCTCGCCCTCGTGCGATGCTTGTGCAACATCGGCATCGTGGTTTAGTGCTTTGCGTGCCATCTCAATTGTTTCAGGAGCAAACTTACCCATCACACCATCGCGTACAATAGTAATGATGAACTGCATAATCTTGTCTATCTCATCATCGCTCACGCCCTGTTTCTCCTGCATCTCTTCGAGATAAGAAAGCGATGCGGCGAGATTAGTTTGGTATGCCTCCTCATACTCCTTCTCCTTTGCAACACGCTCAACAAATTCCTTTTGAGCAGCTGCAATCTCCTCTTGGCGTTCAGGGTCGTCAATAGCCTCTTTAATCTCTGTGCCGAACTGACGAATAAGACCGATTGTAGGGTCTTCACCATTGCGCCAGTTCATCAAGAAAGATGCGGCACGAGGGTCGGCTGTAAACATATCGGAGAAAGTGCGCTCTCGCTCCTTATACTCTGCAAGTTGCTTGTCGTAATCATCGTAATCATCGTTGATTTGACCGAAAAGCGCATCGTCGTCCTCAAAAACTTTATCGGGATATTTTCCCTTCATTCTCTCCAACGCTAAATCGCGTTTTGTTTTAACGGGGTTGTTATCAGTCTTTTCCATTCTGCGATAGTTTTTAGAATTTCTTTATTGGCAAATATAGGCGTTAAAAACTGCTCCAATCTTTTATTTATTAACTCGCGTAATTCATAAATTTACAGAAGAGTTACTTGCTCATTTATTGAAAGTTATGAAACATCGCGGTTGCAAATGCGAGTACGCAGAAGAGCGAAATAATGACCTTATGCGTGCGTACATAGAAGAAATCGAGTCTTGCGATAATATAGTATTGCCGCAAGTATTCAGCCGCATTGTCAATAAGCCGTCAAAGCGTTTTTGGGTAAGTGCCGAAAGAGCTGCAATAGTAGTATCAAGTATGATGCGTGGCAATAGACTGACTTCGATGTCATACTCCACACGCAAAGAGATGTTTTATGAAATATATCGTCGTGTTGTAGAACTCAAAGAAAAATATCCAACGAGGTCTATTTACGAACTTACTTGTCAGGTGGTATTGGAACCTGCTCCTAAATTCTACTTAACTGCTGGCTCTGCAAAGGTTATTATTCATAGAACTAAAAAACGATGGTACGAGAGAAGAATGCAAAGATTGCAACGCTTGCACTGTCAGCGGTAGTCTTTATTATATATCTACTTGATGTCGATGCCTCAAATGTCGGATTGTATGCTGGCGCACCGTGGCATCATAGATTGTTGTATCATTTTGCTCACGCATCATTCCTTCACGCTTTAATGAATATATGGTGCTTGCTGTGTGTGGTTTTTAAGTTTGATGTGTCTTTATGGACTTTGCTTACGGCATTTGCGGTGGCAACACTATTCCCCATAGATACATTGCACAGCATATTTCCAAACGACTGCTTTTCAATCCCCACTATCGGACTATCAGGCGTATGTTATGCTCTTATGGGCTACATTGCATTTATGGTGCAACGCAAAGTATATTACCACTCGTGGTTAGCGTTTTACATCGCCATTGGTTTTATTATCCCTAATGTGAACGGCTGGATACACCTTTATTGCTACATAGTAGGTCTTGCAGTCGGGTACCTAAATAAGCCTATCAAATGTTAGATGCGGTAAAAAATATCCTTGCCGAAAATGCGAGGCGTCTTGCCGTTATCAATGCTCCGTTCAATCCATACACAGGTGAGGGCGCAGTAGGAGAGCGCACAAAGGTTGTCATTAAGGATTTCCCAATCCCAGTACAATGGCTACCCAATGAGATGTTGGAATACCCTCTCGTTAAGAAACTTATCAAATATGGCTCTGTGCAAGAGTTCCTTGAAAAAGAACTCAAAGTAGAAAACACCGAGGAGGATAGGTTGAAAACGATTGATGCGTTTGTTCGCATTCGTATCAAGGAGGATTTCTGCTTTTGGGCTGCTACCTATGTATATATCAAAAATAAAGGTGGTGGCGAAGATGTCTTATTCGTCCTAACTCGTCCTCAAAGGCGTTTTGTTCGCAAGTTAGAGAAACTGCGCAGAGCAGGTAAGCCGATACGATTAGTATTGCTTAAAGCAAGACAATGGGGTGGTTCTACCACATCGCAGTTGTATATGGCGTGGTTGCAACTTGTGCATCAAACTGGTTTGAACTCTCTTATCATTGCGCATCAGGGTACTGCATCCGATGAAATTAAGGATATGTTTGACCGAATGATTAAAGCATATCCTGTCGAACTATTACACGATATTGGCGAGGCTTACAACGAGAATGAACCAAAGTTGGTAGGTGTTGGTAAATCGGGCGCAATTCATCGAGTGCCACAGCGAAATTGCAAGATTAAACTTGGTACTGCTGAACGCCCCGACTCGTGTCGTGGTGGTGATTATAACCTTGTGCATTGCTCCGAGGTCGGTATATGGAAGAAAACTGACGGAAAGCGTCCCGAAGATATTGTGCGCTCAGCCTGCTCTGGCATTCTCTTGAAACCATATACAATGATTGTGTATGAGTCCACTGCTAATGGTACTGGTAATTTCTTCCAGCGAGAATATGATGCAGCCAAGAAAAAGCAATCGCAGTTTGAGGCTATGTTTATTTCGTGGTTTGACATTGACCAATACTCTGCTCCTATTGAGGATATAGAGGCATTTGCAAACTGGCTTTACCTCAATAGAAATAATGATAATGCAAACTCTAACCGTGAGGAGAGTGGCAAATATCTATGGTGGCTGTGGGAGCGTGGTGCAACATTGGAGGCTATAAACTGGTATATTCAGGAACGCTCAAAATATACTGACCACGGACAAATGGCATCAGAGTATCCGTCTGATGATGTTGAGGCGTTTGTGCATTCAGGCGCACGAGTCTTTGATAAATATAAGGTTGAATTGTTGCGACCTATGTGTAAACCTCCGCGATATATTGGAGATGTTTATGGCGATGGTGATGAGGGCGAAGATGCCCTACTCAATCTACGGTTTGCAGAAGACCATCAGGGGCAGTTTTGGATATGGGCATTGCCCGAAATAGATGACGACATAGAAATTACAGACCGATATTTGGTTGTTGTGGATATTGGTGGTCGCTCAAAAGATGCAGACTGGTCTGTAATTACCGTAATTGACCGTTTGTTTATGATGGACGGAGGTTTGCCGTCTATCGTTGCACAATGGTATGGTCATATAGATATGGACTTGTTGGCGTGGAAATCTGCACAGATAGCTGCTTTCTATGATGAGGCATTGCTCGTAATTGAGAGTAATACGGCAGAAACAAAAGATAAGGAGCGTAATGTTGATGGCGACCAGTCGCAATATATCCTCAATCGAGTAAAGGGCGTTTACAATAACCTTTACGCTCGTAAGCAGAGCGAGGACGACATCATTAACAAGGTGCCTAAAAAGATTGGTTTCCATACTAATATAGCAACTAAACCAATGGTTATATCGACACTCGTTAAGGTTATCCGTGAAACTTTGTATGTAGAACGCGATGAAAGATGTCTTGATGAGTATCTGACATACGAAAAAGTTGGTTCGCAGTACGGTGCTATTTCAGGCAAACACGATGACTTGTTAATGACTCGTGCCATAGGTTTACATATTTGCTACAATGAAATGGAGTTGCCAACAGAAAAGAAGCGCATTCACAATACAAATAGACCAAGAGCAGGCAGAATTATATCAGCTGCAACAATTTAAGTATAACCTATAAATAGTAGATGTATGAATATTTTTAAGAAATTTAGAGCATTTCTGCGTTTCCGCGAGGCGGTAAAACTGGCAGACCAAGCACACGCAAAGAACCACCATCGGTTTTATGTATTGCCAACCAAGGACGGTAAACTGGTTGTTACGGATAGAAAGAACTTTCGAGGGTTAAGGCGCAAAGGCTACATATCGCGCGATGCGAAGGTGCCCGAACTATCTACGCATAGCATTTACCACACAGGCGATGCGCGAGGATTAGGAGGTGTGTTACCTGAATATCTCCGAGAGAAATTCAATGACTACATTAAGTATTTGAAGAAACAGGAGAAATGACAAGGGAGAGGCATCGCCTCTCCCCATTGTTTTATGCTGCCATCTGCGGATGTCGCAACATCTGATGTGCTTTGTTTACTGCACCCATATTTGCGCCTTGTTGTACTTGCGCCATAAGTTGCGGAGAAATACCATCGACCTGCTCTCCTCTTTCGAGTTGCTCTTGCTGGCTTTGTAAACTTTGCAATAACTCGTCTGCAAATGGGAAATCTCCGTGTTGCAGGAGGTGTTGCAATGAAATCTGACCATTACGCCAAATCTCCATAAGGAATTCGTTAGCCATCTGTCGATATGCAGGTGTTGCAGTACTCTCTACAATGCTCAAATCAAACTCCACATCTCGTATCTTCTTCGGGTCATACTCAATTTGTGCGCCGTTCTTGCCAGCGATATTGAACACGCGCTTGCTATCGTAATACTGCTGCATATTCTTGACATCCTTATATGCTGCATCAATGATGAACATAGAGAAACTATCAAGCAAATCAAGTAACGATGTGGTTGCGTTTTGCGACTGTTGATTGTATAGACTTGCACTCATACCTGAGAAACCCGGCTTGCCTTGCAATGCTCCATTGACACCTGATATATCCTCAAAGAACTTCAACTGGATATTCAGCAACTCCGAGATGCCGATATTAGTTGAGTTGTTGGCAATCTGTTGAGGTATTTGTGCAGTACCCTTGGTCTTAATCGCAATAACACCGTTAAATCTGCTCCACTCATCTGCAATGTCGTTAATATCCATACCCTTCGGCAGACACTCTTCGGGAAATAGAAGTACGCCCTTTGCGCTTGCCCTCATAATCCAGTCATAAAGGGTAATCAGGCGGTTAGTGTATCGCTGTTGGTCGATAACATCGGCAACAAACGAATGAGTTTCACCATCAAGGAATGGATAAATCTTGAATACATAAGGGTGGCTCTTGTGTTCGTATGGTGTTTCACCCTCTCGCAAGATATGTCCAAATGGTGTCAAATAGTAGAAATACCAATAGTCATCCATAAACCATTTTGCCTCAATGAGAGGAATGTCATCTATTGGCATTCCAGCTGCGACACCTTTCTGAATACGAGATTTATTAACAGAGCCTACCAACTCTTCGTAATCCTCAATCTCAATTTTGAACACATCGCCATTGTTATAGTCGTGGCATCGGTAACGCGGTTTGCTTTCCTTGCGCCACACCTCGATTACACGGCAACGGCTTGGGTCGCTTGTAAACAAGAAGTCGTAATTCTTGATACGAGAATACCCAAATTTTTCACAGTTGAGAGAAAGATAGTGCTTTTGCCTTGCCATCGCATAAATCTGTGATAGTTTCGTATAGTCTTCGGGCGACTCTGCGAACTGCCCACATAGCGTTTCAAAACTTACATCGTGTACCTCACCGATGCACCCTACATCCCAGCCACGAAAATCGCGCATATTGTTATCGATGAAGAAATTGTTAGGGTTTACATAGTCTGTCCAGCAGTCGCTTTTGTCATTGCGCCAGCCGAACCACTTACGGTGGACTATCATACCGCTAATCAAAAACTCCTCCATACTACGGGCATACACCTCTGACATACGGTTCATCTGCATATTGCATTGCAGAATTGTACTCATAGTTTCGCCCAACTTCTGCTCATCACGGTCACGAGCCGTACAGGTAGGCTCTTTGGCTTGGCTACGATATACGCCCAACACATTACGCACCAAACGGCGTATAAGGTTATTTTTAAGGGGTACATTGCCTTGTGTCTTGATGTACTCCTCCTCTGTCATTTGCTTTCCATCTACCGTGATAACATCTTTCCATTGGTCGCCGTATGCGTACCGTTTGTTACGCTCTCTGTCGAGTCGAAAGCGGCTCATATTATCCCAGTATTGCTGTGCCTCCATCAATACGCTGAACGCACGGCGGTCACCCCATTGTTTAGATGCGGCGATAGAGTCCATCTCAATATCGGGACGAACTCTGCTTAACGGTATCAATCTTTCTTCTGCCATTGCTTTGCTGATTGTGCGTTTGACGCTTGTAGTGATTATCTCACGCAAAGATAACCACCACAAACATCTACCGCTTTTTATTTGTTACTTTCGTCCTGTCTTTTGAGTTCATCGAGCATTTCAGCCTTTAACTCCATAATAGTAGTTTCTAACTCTTCACGCTCTTCGGGCGTTGTCATCTTCAAGGCATTGTTGAGTTTAGTAATAGCCTTTTGGTAGCCATTAACCGTTTTGTAACGCTGGAATATAGGCGAAGATATAAGGCTATCCAATTTCTCTGCATACTCCATAGAACCCATTTTAAGTTGCTTTTTGTATCCACTAAAAAGGTGTTCCGTTTCTTTTGCATCGTCTAACGCCTCAAAGTACTCTCTGTTAAGTTGGCTACCAGATGTGCGTTCATCTGCTTCTTGATAGAAACTGCTTACTACTGGCACATTTCGCCACTCACGAGCATCTTTGTCCCAAAGCATTGAGAATGTTTTGATAGTTTTATTGACGGTCTTGCCTACACCACCGAGATAACTCTCAAAAAGATGTTCTACTACGGCAGGATTAATGTCAATCATACCACTCTTTACATTGTCGCCACCAGTTGTTTCATTGAGCCATTTTGCACCCGACACAAGGAACCCATTTGTACCCTTATATGCCTTTGTCCATTCAGGGTCAAGTTTGTTGTAATCGTTCTTTCGGTAAATAGGTTTGCCAAAATAGTCTTTATTAACAACAAGTTGAGCAAAAGGTTGAGCAATAGTAGGCGTAAAGTTCACCGCCATATTACCAGCGTTACCAGTATAGTCCAATGGTAGCAGACTCGCAAAACCCTGAACAGCCTTTGATAAGGCATTTTCTACGGTTTCTTTGCCCATTAGGCACGAATACGCCAACTCTCCCATACCATAGAATGGTCTAACCTCGTGAGGCAATGGAATAGTGATAAATCCATTATCCGACCACGGCAAATATAGTACGATGTTGTTGCGCCTTACCCATTCAGGTAAATCCCAGTAGCCATTACGCTCATCGTCATCATCTCCCAACATTGCCTGCATTGCTACCGCCAGCATAGGTGCGATAAAGCCTGCTGTTGTGAACGAAGATAGTGCTAATGTCGTTTTTACTGGGTGCTTGTACATCAGTCGTCCAAAGTTCGTTAAGCCTTGTATGGTAGCATTAAAGAAGATGTAGGCAAAATTCATAACGCTTGCACCGAGAGTACCGCGCCCCTTCTTATTAAAGTTTACCGTTACCTCTTTTGCATCCCATACGCTCTGCGATACACTGCGCCCCATTTGTCTTGATGTCATATACACCATAAAGCGCGTGGTATCCTCCGCACTGCGGTTCAAGAACTCTACGCTATCCCACAAACCTCTCCACGCTTTCTTGGCAATTGTAACCTTGCCACCTTGCGCTTCCTCGATAAAGCGTTTCATATTGCGTTTATAGTCCTCAACGGTGTTTATTTGAGTAAAACCAGTTTCTCCGCCATTGCGTATAAATTCCTCGAAGTAACGCTCAATCTCTACATTGGTGTCCAGTGTGCCTTTTTGGAACTTATGTATCAAACGAGGTAGCATACCTTTGAGCAATGCACCTGAAATGTTCTTGGTGTATTGTGCTGTATATTTCTTATCCTCCTTGATGGCAACTGCGGTGCCAGCCCATATCACATCGCGCGAAAGGTTAGTAAAGATGAACGCAGGGTTTTGTGATGTAAACATACGAGCCATAAAATTCTTGACAGACATAGCCGCTTTGTATAAGTTGCTTGGGTCAGAGTTAGGATTTGTCAGTCCGTTTATCGCTTGCGCTGCGATAGGGTTACCGTTTATAAAAATCAAATACTCCTTACCGTTTCGGCTAACTCGAACCGTATGCTCTTGCCCCTCCCATTTTGTAGCGTGCAATCCCAGTTTAAGACCTGTGCGCTCTTTTGTCGCATTGTTACCCAAAGCCTCCATATCTTTCTCGTGTTGCTCAACGATAGCCGCTACTTCATCAGCTGTCGCATCTTCGGGAATAATAGGGTTGTTAGGCTCCCATACGCCCATAGCGTTCTTTACATACCATTGCTCACTTACGGTGGCAAGACTTGTCGGATTGTTCAATACAAAGTTCAAGAATTTCTGTTTCATTAGATTTCTGTTACCTTGTGCGATGGCACTCTCTGCCATATATCCGATAGTCGCCAATGGGTCATCGGCAATACTGCTACGACCTTGCGCTGTTTTGAGCGTAGGCGATAGCATTAACCTATTGCTTGTTAGATACTCATACTCGTTTGCGGCAACATTTGCATCCCAACCACGAAGAGGAATGTAATACTCAAACATATCGCGCACCTTCTCGTATGTGTCTTTCTGCATAAGTCCACTTTCGTAACTCTTACGCAATGTTTCCTTTGTGGCAGCGTTCACTCTATCCCAAAATACATAGGTGTCGTGTACTTTCTCAAACTCATCGACCATTTCTTGTGCAAGGTCGGTAAAGTTATCGGGGTCTTGTGTTAGTTCGGTTAAGCCCGAATAGTCGCGCTTTACCTCTCCGTCCCAAGTGCCACCATCTTTTTCTGCATCACGCTTTGAGAATACCTCGTTACGCTCCAAACCGTGTTTAGCAATCATATAGCGAACAATGTCGTTATATTCTGCGCCCTCCTCAATAAGACCTCGTACCGCATCCTGCAACGGCTTGTAGTAATCACGCATATAGATTTCTGCTTGCGCCTTATTCTCGGAACTCATACGGTTCTCCGCTTTGTATGCGTCCTCAAAATCGTGTAGGTCGTTACCTGTTTCTTCGAGAATAGCACTATACAACTCGCGCAAAGACAACATACTATCTTGGTATGCCTCTTGCAGTCTATGAGCCATATTGTCTAATTTCTTAACACTTCCACTCTTATTAGGCGTTCTTACTGCCTCATTGTACTTATGGCGCGCAACTCCCGATGATGGAGGTGCAACACTTCCTCGGCGATAGCGAATATCGTCATTGTCTTTGCCGAATAATCCAACATTATCCGTTGCCGACTTAATTTGTGAGTCGAACAACAATGATGCTTTCCCAAGTTTAGTAAATGTTTCCACACCCTTTGGAGTAACTGAATTGCGCGACATATCTTTTGCCTCGGCATTTCGTACTATATAGAGTGTAGAGCGCATTGGGTCTGCTACCTCGTAGGCAATAACGCCATCAGGAGCAATGTTGTCATTGCGTACACTGCCCGATGCGAGGTGGTCAGCCTCTGCACGACCATAGTTCTCAATGATGCGCTCTAATGTGGAGTCCACGGAACCATTTGCCAATAGGTCTGCATAAGAGTCTGTGGACATTCTCTGCATACCATCATCTGCACCGCTCCAACCTTGCCAGCCTGCACCTTTATAATCGACCTCGTAAGGGTTGCGGATATTCAGGAACACTTCGTTTACAAACTTTCCATATCGCTCGGCTACGGCTTTGCTGTCTGTAAAGAACGACACTTTACTATTGGTGGCAGATTGCCCTTTTGTGCGCAATCGTCCATCGTATTGGTAGTGCTGAACCTTTGAGCCATTATAAACAACTTTTGGTTCTCCGTTCTCATCAACAACCTTCGATGCGTTTTTCGGGTCGTTCTCCCAATCTCCAAACCACTCCTTAAATGCTTTGGTGCGTACTTGCGCCCATTGCTTTGGCGAAAGGTTGGTCGGCTTGCCATTTGGGGCTTTGAGATAACTACCGTTCTTCTTTGCCAATGCTACAATATGCTCCTCCTCGCTAACTTGACAAGCGCGGAAATTTCCGACACCCAACCTGCGTTGCATATCAAC